GAACATGTCATACGTTAGTTGATTGTCACAGTCGATAGCTATAATGCCGCTTACAGCGCCGGTGAATGCGCCTGCAGTGGCTACGCGTTTTGTGTTGCGATCTTTAAGATACTTTTCGCGCCAATGCTCTTCAAATATAGGAATGGACTTTTTGCCATTCTCTAACCTTTCGAGTGTACCTGACAGTGGAACCGTATACCAGCCGGCATCCATGAATAAGTCTATAAGCATTTGTTACCCTAGTCGTACTAGATGTTGCGCATAAAGCTATGCAATTTTGTATGCTGTACTGGTTTCTTAGAACGTTCAGCTTCTTTGATAGCACCAGCCTTAAGCAATTCACGCCAATGCTCAAGCTCGGCATTGCGTTGCTTGTTTAATGCCGCTGCAACTTGTTTGCTTTCGCCGCATTTATCGGGTTGTACTTCAAAGAAGTCTCTATCTGTTGAGAAATCACTACCATAATGACGCATTGTTACCTCCCTTGGTTTAGATTAACTAGCTAATTTATATTGGCATGATGGTTCCCAGCTAATCCATGTCGGACAACCACGATTATGCCATGTAGGTACACGTTTATCATTGCTCCATTTATTTGCAAGACAACGTTTGTAATTATCAAATACATTTGTTTTAGGTTCTGTATTACTGCAGTCAAATGTAAATTCAACATTTTCAGTAAGATAGCAACGCTCAACGTCGCCAATGCTTTCTTCGAAGATAGGCCATAGCTTTGTATATGTAAGATGTTCACTGCAACCGCGGAAAAGCCGTTCGTCGTGCAATGCTTTGAAGTGGTAAACTAGCCAGGTGTAATTGAGATAGTTACGACGACACCATAAAGAGCATGGATGATTGCGGTGAGTTTCTTTATATAATACAGCTTGAACATCAGCACGTTGGCAAGATATAGGAAACAATTCACGCAATGCTGTACATAGCATTTGTCCGGTTTCAAGGATCATTTTATTTAGACGTACGTCATCAAGAGCTTGCGCGCATTCGACAGGGTTAGATGATGTAAGGAATATATTCATTGCGGTCTCACTTTAGTAGGATTAATACTTGAAGGGCGATAATAATGCATAGCATGAATGTCATGGTTCAGAATTCCATGCGTCAATAATGCCAAGGATAAGCATTACAGCTAGCAAAAACCAAATGATAGTTTCTAAGCTCATAGCTATTGCTCCTTATTGTCATTAGCTGCTTTGTTTATAATTATAGGAGACATGTCTCGCTCATGTCTGCAAGGTATAAAGTAACTCATGGCTCACCTGCCGTTGGAAAAGCATTAAGTCTATCATCGAATATATAAGCTTTAGTGCTGAACAGAATGCGCAGGCCGGCATTGTCATTTTTAAACAATGGTAAACCTGTATTAGGACTTGCTTTTTGTAAAGCTTTAGTTTGCTGCTCAGGTGTGAGCTCATTGAAGTACTTCATGATTAGCCTCACTGGTTGTTGGTATTGCCCACTCATTGCGTACCCATTTACCTAATGGCATTTTGCCTTCATAGCGCCATGTAGGAGGTTGTTGAATAACGCAGCTAGATGCAGGCCATTGCTGTCCATACATAAAATTTGCGTCTTGTTCAACTGGTGTTGGATTTTCAAGCCATTCAGGATATAAGCTTGCGTCTATAATAGCTTGCACAGCAGGTGGTGCAGTCTCGCTGGTTGTTACATAGCTAAGGAGCTTAGCTAATGTAGGACGAGCCATAGGAAGCTTGTGACGCTCGATTAGCTTTGCAACAGGAACGCCTATGCCATGCTCTATCCATAGTGCATTAAGCAAATGTTGCTGTATAAGGACCATAGGTCGTGCCATTGTAACTCCTGTATAATGAATACGCAGCAAGAACGTATATCATATCATATAATTTCATTTTTGTAAACAACTATCTTTGTAATTTTACTTCTTTTTATTTAACGTAATATGATTTACATAATATGTATAAGAGTAGTGGATTGTTGAGCAGATTAATAGTTAAGGCAATACTTAAAGCATACCACAGTCGTCCATGGTTGATCGCCGGTGATGATGATTTGATTTTGGTATACTACCCTATACAAAGATTTAGGACGCGCCACGGATCAACCTGGGCTGAAGCTTTATTTCAATATTATGGAAAGTTAGATAGTTAAAGAAAAGGCCTACCGTTATGGTAAGCCTTTTCAGTATTGTATTAGCTAGTACTAAGCTGCTTTGCTTTCTTTAACTGCAAGAGGAGCATCAACAACTTTGACACCAGTCTTAACAAGATAAGCCTTAACTTCTTCGAGAGTAGCAAAGCCGAGAGTTGTAGGCTTGATGGCTTTGCGTGCTTCTTCAATCTTAGCTTGTTCAGCAAGAATTTGGTCTGGTTTAACTTTACCAGCCGCAACATTCTGCAGAAGCTCAGCACCAGCAGTTTTTGCAAGGCGTTGTTGTTTAGTCCATTCGCTAACGCCTTCTTTGCTCATTGAGTTGAAGCCAGTCACAGTGCCAACTTTTGCACCAAACTCAACTTTCTTCTCGCCGACCAGAGGCATCCAGCGTTTGAAGTAGTAATCATAAATAGCTACTGTGGCGCCTTTGTCATCTTTGAGGAAAACATTGCCTTCAGCACGCACACCACCAGCTGCAGAAGCAAGTGCAGTGACTTGATCCAGAACTGAAGCGATTGTTGCTTTAGGGTTAGCCAACAGAATGTCCATAATTGGTTGGAATGCTTTTTTAATTGCCATAGTGTAGTCTCCTAGTTTATATAATGCACGTTCTCATCAGTAGGTATTTGTGCGGATACCTAGACAGTCATTAGTAATGGTTAACGACTGTTTCGAATTTTTTTAATCTGTAAATTGTAGCGCACTTTTCTCTAAATGTACACAGAGAATTTCGATAATATTATTTCGATTTTCATCTGTTTCCATATCTAGGATAGGTGTCTCAGTTGGTCTTGGCATTTAAAATACAACCTTTCTTGGTTTTCTATAGTTAAGGCGAAACTCTTTATTAGCTTGTTGATTTAGGCGTCGGTTTTCATAACTAGTTGGAGGCAAGCGAAAACCAGTTCTTACCATAATCCATACTAACCACATTATAACTCTCCTTTGTCCATTAGTGTACCAACATAATTCCACATTGCATCAATGCCATGTGTCTCGCAGCATCTCTGAATATTTGCATTTAAGATATTGGCTTGCTCTTTAGTGAATGTACATACCCAATCTTGCATGTATGTATAGCCTATATTTTTTGCATCATCATCTAAATGGAAGAATTGCTCAGATGCACAGAAAGCTTTGAACCAAGTCCATGCAGTGTCCTGCGAACAGTCATTAGCTAACTGTGTAAATACTGTATCAGTCATTCTGTCCTCGTTTGTGGTTGATATCGTGTGCAGCAACTCAGTAAGATAATCATAGGCCTTGTCATGAGCAATGTAAACAGCAAAACTAAGTGGAATTGAAAATAGTAATAAAATTACGGGAAAAGCTATGGAAAAGTGTTGGCATTTAGTATATAGATAGAACAGGTGCGCGGTTATCACATTTTTATAAGATTGTAAACGATTATTTTTAAAATTGTGCTATTTTGTCTTGAAGTGTGTTATAAATGTCGCGATAGTATATGAAAAGCGTGCTGTTTTTATGGTAATACTATATCGTACTATAGTACAGCAATTAAGTTACGATAAATTAATGGATTGTTAACTTATAATGCTTTATAGTGTTACTTTTTTAGTATATTGAAATTATATTATGAATTGCGGTGGTATTTAGTATTTATGTTATAAAATTTGATACAATATCGTAATTAGTGAAAGATATACTATAATATAATTTTATCAATTACGAAAGGCGTCAAAAAAGTTTCGCGGCTTAGCGCAGCAATAGGGTATGATTATGTAAAATAGAGTATTTGGTAGTTTATAAAATACTTAATTAAATACATTCTATAATTATAATACTTTATAACGTTACCATAAGGTTTCCCTGCTATCACAACCTATACTTAGCTAAAGCTTAGCATAGTATCAAATTGCTCTGTAAATGTACATTATATAATGAGTAATATAACTTCTATTATTAGCAATAATGCTTTGACACTATGTAATCATTTCACAGTTGTCCATAGATGACCACCAGCATAGCTCTACAACTTTGCTTACATTCATAAGCCAAAGTATTTTCGTTGAGCTCTGTGGCCAACCGTGGACCGAAGTATTGCTATGATATTATGGTGAATGATTGTCGGAAAATAGTTTGGCATAGTAAACTATTATTCAATGAAAGTACATACTTTTGTTTGAAATATTACTTCAATTTTTAGCGACAATACTATGAGACTATGGTAATCTAATGCATTGCTCCAAGGTTTGCCGCTGGTGTGCTTCTAATGTTTTGCTTAGAATGATAAGCCAAACTATTTTCACTTAGTTCTATGACCAACCTGGGTTGAAGTATTATACCGGTATTATGGTAAGCTATGTTAGTAAAAGAAAAGTCATTAACTATTGCTAATGACTTATTCTCTTTAAGGTTTTTGAGATTTTATATTTTCAAGTAATTTGTTTAATTCTTTCCAACCTTTTTCATGACTTTCATTAGTTATGTCTCCATTTTCATGCAACAAATCTAACTTATGCCAACTTTCAAGAATAATACATTCCATAAGTTGCAATTGTTCTAAAGTTACTTCTATTTTTATTTTATTTGTCATAAGCAACACTTTCATTAAATGTTAGTAATTCAATATCATATTCCATAGTAATTGATTGGATTAATTCTTTATGATATTCCTTATAGTGGTAATCAACCATATAGATAACTCCATCTAAATTTTTACTATCATCAATAAAAGAACCTTTAGGTAGTTTACGTAATACTTTCTTAAAGTCTTCTATTTTATGGAAAGCAATAAGTACTAACATGTTAATCTCCATTAGTTAGTTGATTTAATTCACTCTTTATAATGTCATACTATAGTAATAAAGTATAGTACTTTATTTTCTATTAAAGTAAATTATTTTGTTTACTTCTAATGGATTTTATGATAGGGAGGTGAAAGTGTTAGTACTTATTATGGATACCAGCGAAGGGGTAGGGGCCAGCCGGCGGGCGGGTACTACGGCTTGCAAGATGTAATAACTACCCAATCCATTTTGTCAGTACGTAATAAATTTATTAAATACTATACTACACTGTTCGGTGATGTGTAAACCAATGAGACACTCTACAGCCGTCTCTATTCCGCAAGTGCAACCTTATAAGCTCACCGTTAACATCTTCGGCGGTAACTCGCCAATCTATCAAACAACCGTTACTGTCTTTGTACAGGCGCACTTTCTTTCCTACAAAGTTACACATCCATTCCACCTGTCTCAGCTCTTGACTGCCTTGTTGACAAATCCGGTTTGTTATTGTAGTCTCGCCGCCTAACCATTAGATTAGCGCGCACCAACCCCATAGCTAAGTATCTAACCATGTCAGCGCCATTACTATACTCATCGTGCTCTGGCTTGTTACGGAATTTGTCTCGCTTCTCATCCCATTCTTTGTGATAGCCAAGCAGACACTTTTTGATATATTCACAACCTTTATCAATCCATGTAACTTCCAACAACTGGCGAACCATCTCAATGCCATCTTGTACTGCTACCTTAGGTAATACAATAATATCAACATGGTCTGGCAGCAGCTCTCTAAACCGCTCCTCCCTAGTTAAGCCACTTGTGAGTTCTTTCACTTCGGCGTCATGTGGCAGTATCAATGTTGTCAAATTTGGGAACCATGGCCGGCTCTCCATCCATTCAACATAATACTTAATATCTTGGCCAGAGTCGAATACTTCATCTATAATTCTACAAAAGCCTTCATACCACTGTGCAGCGCCGCCAGACATAGTGTCGTTCATGCCAAGGTCGAATGCAAACTGAACTTCCAGGTTCTTATCATACAGTGTGCCAACTGCATGCTCGCGCTTGCCTTTGACAATATTCTCCATATAGGCCCGGGCATAGTAAGTCCCTTCCTTAGTTGCCATGAAGGCTTCAAGTGGTGTTGATGGATACTCTTGATAAACTCGGTCGCCAAGTTCTCGGCGTTGCACAATCCAGAAGTTCTTCTGCTGCTGTGTTAGCTTTACGTTTAGCTCTTTTTCTAGCTCTGCAAAGTACTTAGCAGTCTTGTCATCAATACGCTGGTCCTTTTCTATCCTACAGTCAGGATCGTCGAGCCAGGATAGGAACACCGGAAAGAAGTCCTTAGGTGTCAGCTCATCCTGATATGCGATCGCAGTGTCCCACATATCCTTGAACAGGTTTTCGCCTTCGGCTGTACTCTCGATGACACCAGTCATGCCTTGAGCTAGGGCCTGCAAAGTACCTGTCTTGGTTTCTTTTGCTTTCTCTGGCGTCTTGTTGGCAATCTTACCCATTTCAGAAACGTGAAGTCTTTGAAGCGTGGCAGACCTAAATGATGTTCTGATGATAACTTGGGAACCGGTTGTGAAGCTGAATTCTTTTGTGTTATCTTTCTTGATACGCACATTGAAGAGTTGCTTGACGATTGGTGAAAGCGTATCCCACAGTATCTTTGTACGTTCAAGCAATGTTGCTGCAGCGTCACCGTCTTGAGCCATCAAACCAATGTTAAGATCATTTAATGTAACTGCGTCGTCGAAGTAGCTAACAAGCCAAAGTGTTGAAATACCTTGCTGCCGTGATTTGAGAATTAGAATACGAGGATGGCGCATTGCTGCAGCATAGACTTTATGCTGAGAAGCGTTCATGCAGAATGTGACACGCTTACCGTACTTATCAACAATGGTATAGATATTGTTTAGACGCCATAACTTAGATGGAAGATAGTTTTGAGCAGCATCAGTATCGCTTTCAGGCTCAGTAAAGAAAGTATCTTCATCATTAAGTATGTCAAGCCCAGCATATATCTCTCTGAACTGTTCTCGGGATATACGCATTGTCATATAGTTAGTCTCTCAGTTTAAACGCAGATAAAGCTGTTGATGATAACGGTGGAGCATCACCTTGACCTGTGCCACCCTTAAGAATTAGTATGCCATACAGTTTAGCTACGCCATCACAAAGCTGTTGTAAAGCTTTAGATTGAAACACATCGCCGGTTGGTGCTGAAGCGTATATTTGTCTGCTTAGTTCTTCTGCTGTTCTTTCAAGGCTAAGCTTTAATTGATCTGGATCACCCGGTTGTAATGGCTTTGACATTAGCTCAGCTACAGCCATAGTATGTGCTCGTGCTGATGTAAGATCCCTAGGATCTAACTTGGCGTGCCATTCTCTAACTAATGATTTAGGTAAGTCTAACTCTTCGGCAACACTTTCAATAGTATTACCCATAGTTAGTAGTGCGATGGCATGAGTTTTAGTGTCTGGATGTATCAAGGTTTAGCTCCTTCACTACGGCATCAATGCCTTTTAAAACTAGTCGGCTGAAGCTAATGCCGGTTTTACTACAATGTTCTTTTAGTAATTTTATATTTTCGTTGCTTTTCTGATCGTCGGGCTGAACTGAAAAGCTATGCCCCCTGTCTATAGTCACTGTTTGCTCTCCACGTTTAGTTAATTTCGTTTTCAATAAATTTATTATCATTATTATGTCACTTTTTTATGTACATGTACACAATAATATGATAAAATTATAATTGAATTGTGTACCTTTTTAAACAATGATAGGAGCTAACCATGAATACTCCAGCTGACAAAGCTGACATTCAGGAAGAGCGGACTGAGGCTAAGGCCGAGACCACTTTTGCTGATACCGTAAGGGAAACAGTAGATAGTCTCAAGCGAGACGCCAAAGGGAAAATCGTTTGGCCAGAAGAGATTTCCGAGGAACTTAAATTTGCAGCTACTGCAGAAATACGGTTTCGCGACACTCAGAGGTCGTTTACAGAGGTAAGCAAGGAAGCTAAGGCACTGAAGGCGGAAAAATCTGTACTTCTTCAGAAAGCGACGGAGAATGTTACTGTTACACTGACGCCAGAGCAAACCGAGGAACTAGAGGACCTTAAATTCTCTGACCCGGAAGCCTGGCGTAAGAAGCTGAACCAATACGAAGGTGAAGCGCGTACCAAACATTTGCAGTCGATTGATGAAGATGTTAAGAAGGTCTCAGCCTCTAGTCTGGATACTGAAGAACGCGAAAGACGCAAAGTCGTACTGACCGAATTCCTGGAAGCCAACGAAGGTTTCCAACTCGATGATGACGTAATTGCGAATGACATACCACCTCGTATAACTAATAAGTTAAAAGAGGGGAAAGTTACTTTCGAACAATTTCTTCAGGAGTGTCTCGAGTATACCAAAAAAGGTAAGGTCGTAGCACAAGAAGAAACTACCGAGAGACCTAATCTGTCGAAGATTGGTGGTAGTAGCAGTCCAGGTAAACATGCTGTTAAGGAAGATATTATTACTTCCTACTCAAAAGAGACGTACTAGAAGGGTGGTCCTTCTAGTGCTAACAGACACAGAAGGACTATCAACATGTCGTATATCGCTATTACCAGCGACCTTAAACGCAAAAAGTGGATGCGTGAAGGCCTGGTCCAAAGTAAATCCAAATCATTCTGGGCTCCATACACAGGCATGTCGCCTGATGCTGTAGTCTATCAAGCAAACAATACCAATGCTGCTGACGGTCATACAATTGTGTTTGACTATGACGGCAACCTTGCTGGCAAAGCCAAAAAAGGCAAAGAGACAGCATTCGGTGCTGGTGAGCAAAAACGTAAGTTCAGCAACAAGCTTACTGTTGATCGTTACCGTCTGGTATGTGACAACGGCGATGCGTTTGATGCTGTTGACGTAGGCGATCTTAGCCTGTCTCAACACAGCGACTCTCGTGAAAAGCTTGCTGACCTGTTTGTTCGTTTCAAAGACCAGTCTCTGTTTGATGCGGCTCAAGGCCTTAAAGGTTCTGCACCAACGCACATCATTGATCTTACAGCAACGTTTGACTATAATACGCTGCTTGATCTAGAAGCTAACCTTAAGACATCTACTGGTTTTACAACCGGTGGCACACGTCGTCCTTTGCAACCATATAAACTTCAAGATGGTCGTCCTGTCTGGCTGTTTATCATGGATCCAAACATGGCGCGTATGCTTAAGAAATCTTCTGGTTATCAGGCTCTTGTTTATAACGCAGACGTACGTGGCAATGAAAACCGTGCTCTCAAAGGCGTGTTTGGTAAAATTGGCAATCTTCTGCTGATTGAAGCTGATCAATTCTTTGGCGAGACCGACTCAGCAAGTACAACTTTTGGTATGGAAGCTAACTCTGTTGAGATTGCTGGTCTGCGTCGTAAAGATGCTAATGGTCTCTGGACAGGCCAAACTGGTTATGTCACTACTGGCGATCAAATCAGCCGTGGTCTTCTGCTTGGCGCTAATGCGATCCAAATGGGCTTTGGTAAGATGCCAGATTATAAATGGCAGCCTTCTGAAGATTTTGGTATCAAGTCTGAGTCATGCCTTGAAGTTTGGATGGAAACTCAAAAAACCATTCTTACTGCAGAAACAGATGATTATGCAGCAGCTAAGCTTGCAGCAATCGACTGGGGTGTAATCGCAGTTGACGTCAAAACAACCGACGTATAATAGTAATCCAGCTTAGCCTTAATTGGCTAAGCTTTTACTACTTAAACAATACATGCCTAGGAGGCAAACATGACTGACAAGACGCGCTTGCGCAAAAATAACGAGAAGAAAGTTTATTCTGTCTCAGCTGCTACACTGCTTCATACCGATGTTGCAGACACTGCTCTGGTTGAACTGTTCAAACTTCCAGCCAATTGCCTCATCGTTGATGCAGCAATTATTTCTGAAGTTGCAGGTCAATCTGGTCTCACTGTTGACTTTGGTTTTGACGGTGGTAACGAACTTGGCAATGATATTGACATCGATGAAACCGGTGTTGATACTGTTCCTCTGGTAGTTTCTGGTTCCGGTACTGTTGGTACTAAAGCTCCAAGACTTCTTACTGGTTCTGGTAAAACAGTTACAGCTAAGTTCTCTGCTGACCCTACTGCTGGTAAGTTCCACTTTATCGTTGAGTATATTGAATATACTCTCGGTAATGGACAGCTCACCAACTACACCGCCTAGTGTAATACCTACCGGCCATCGTGAAAGCGGTGGCCGGGCATTACAGGGAATAAAATGCTAGCTTCAGATATATTATCAGATGCCAGATACACACTCTCGGACACAGCCAAAACGCGCTGGACCGATGCTAGACTACTTGCACTTCTTAACGATGCATTGATAGACTGTGCCAAGAATACATCTATATTTGTAGAAAATATCTTCTATGTAGTACAAGACTTAGTTGTAGACATCGACATGTCCGACTATATTCTTAAAACACTACGAGTTGAATATTTAGATGAGCCAATTCCATTTTATAGCTTTGAAGAGATGGACGCTAAATATGGCAGCTTATGGCAACATGACACTGGTTCAAAAGTCCTAGCTATAGTTTATGACAAACAACGTAATGGCATATTCAAGCAGTATCCAATAGTTGAAAATGCTCAAAATCAATACATAGAATATAATTCACTATATGGTATTACAACTGATATATCATATAGCGACATACTTCCAATAGTTGGTGGCAGCTATGGTGACTTAGCTCCTATACCACCTGAAGCTCTGCTTAAATTTTATTATGTACGTCGTCATGCTAAACTTACAGCAATAGCAGACACGCTTTATATTGATGATTTATTGCGCACACCACTTGCTAAGTATGTGACTGGTATGGCACTACGTGATAATCAAGATGCTCAAAATAGAGCTATGGGTAACGAAGAACTTAAGTTCTATTATGCCATGGTAGAAGAATATAGTATTCAAAAATCAGAAGTATATGTTCGTGCACAACACGAAGTGAGGTATCGTCCAAATGATTAAGGTAACTGTACAAAGAAACCTAGTTGCGCTTGAAGATTTGCTTATTGGTGTAGGTACTGTTACGCAATCACGTGGCGCTGGACCGACATTGTTAACTGTTACTAAAATCAATGGCGGTAATATGCCATATGATGAAGAATTCTCAATGAAGGATAAGATTGATGATCTGCAAATGCAGATTGATACTCTTCCAGAAGTTGTTGACGAATTCGGTAACTTGCTCACTGGTCTTATAAACACTTCTAATCTAGACCTTAACCTAGCTGGTCGTTTATGGCGTAAAACTATTGATGCTAATACAGCTGAAATATACTACGGCACTCAATTACTGTTTCAGTACAATCCTACATTAGGTAATTTGATTATACCTGCTGACTCTGATTATATTGCAGCTGATGCTGTTGTCACTGCTGCTTTTGAAGCTGCTGATGCCGATATAATAGATATGATTAATGCGCTTACAGCTTCTCTTGGTACTGCTGCAAATGAAGATGTAGGTGTAGCTACTGGAGATGTTGTACAACTTGAAGATGTTGATGGTAATCCTGGCTTACCAGCAGTAGATGGTTCACAACTTACAGGAATAATTGGCGTACCAGTTGGATGCATAGTGTATGCAGCATATGAAACTCCTGATACTGGATTTATGAAGTGTAATGGTACTTCATTAGTACGTGCTGATTATCCTGCTCTATTTGCCAAAATAGGTGTAACATTTGGTGCAGTTGATGGAACTCATTTCAATCTGCCAGAAGTTCGTGGCGAATTCTTACGTGTTATGGATGATGGTCGTGGCGTTGATACTGGTCGAGCTCTTGGTGTGGCGCAATCCGAATTGCTTGGTGCTCATAGCCATGCGCATACCTTAGGTACATCTACAGATGGCGCGCATACTCATACTGTTAATCAAACTGGAACTGGTGGTGGCTTAAATACTATTGGGCCGCAAAACGGTATAAATAGTAATATAGGCTTGT